CTGGTGGTTAATTTGGCCTTAGCCTCTGGGGTGAGCTCACTAACATTCTGGGGAGCTGGCTTGCACTGGTCAGGTAAAGTTGTATGCTTATGGAGCGGACTCCTAAGAAATCTTTCTTTACTAGAGTTACAAGGTCTCCAGAGTGCTGGGCAAAATCCCAGTTGAACAAATCTGTCGGTCGCAGGCAGGTCAAACGCCTCTGATGAAACATCCTTGATGGCATTGTAATCTTTGTCCATGATGTAAAACTCTTCTCCTGTAATGGGATGCTTGGCCTTGTGGCCAACCAGTTCTGGCTTGAGTGTAGTACCTTGGCGGATACATTCAGCCCCGTCAGCTCTCATCATTTCTATTAGAGCGTCTGAAGTGACTATAGATCCTATGGTTTCTCTCAAGCTCCGAACTAAGGTGGTGTGAATGGCAACAATTCTACGTGATTCCAATTTCTTACTGGTCAACATGTAAAATGAGCCACAACTTCCTGCCTCAGTCGGGACATCCCGAATCCCAACCCAATCAACCCTCAGTTCATGGGGGTTGTAATGGGATATGGATCCCCCAGCTAATACTCCCCAGTTAGGGTTTTCTGGCATGTCCTGAGCGTTAGCTCCATGGTATACTTCGACTCCTCTGGTGGTGTAGAGCATCAGTCTCACATCCATTAGGTTTCCCTCCGTTATGTCAGTGTTCCTACAAAAGAAAGGCAAGAGACTCTTTTTGGCAGGGAATGTTGGTTCCCTGACTTTAAGCAGTGTCACATCTCTCTCTTTCAATTCACAAACATAATCTGCATTCCAATCGGCCCCATCTTCATATATGGTGTACTTGGGGTCCTTGTCACTGGCATCAGCTATGTGAGATACTGTTAGGATATATTTTCCTCCTATGAAGTGTCCAATGCATCCATTGACGGCTCCCTCAGGTGAAATATATGAAACCCAGCAAGAATTTTTCTCACACTTCTCTTGGATTATAGAGAGCTGTGAATTGGTGGTGGAAATTCCTTGGTCGGGAAGGACGGTTTTAACCATGTTGCGTTCGACAGGACCCTTGACCATTTCTATGGCTTTCTGCCACTTCTTCTTCTTCTCTGGTGTTTGAGCTTCTTTCAGCATCTTTTCTAGTGTCTGCAAATCATACTCTCTTATCTCCCATTCTCCTGTGTTGCCATTCCAAGCTCTCGCTCTGAATGGCTGTCCAGCAGGTCTCATGGAGGAGTTGTAATCTTCGTCGTCACTATCATCTAATACTGCATTCCTCTTGGTTACCTTGTCTTTTCCTCTTCCTTTCTTCTTGAGGGGTTCTATTTCCTCCTTGTCACTTCCGCTGTCTCCTTGTTCTTTAGTGGAAACTTCTTCAGAATTGACTTGCTTGGCAATCTCTTCCTGCTCTTTCTTAGACGGAATTTTGGCCTTGGTGGAATACCACTGTTTGGTGGCTCCACCGGGCTTCTCTTCTACCAGAACGTCAGGTTCATCTTTCCTCTTGAGAAGTTTAAAGGTGGATTTAACTTCTAAAATCTCAGTATCTTCGGGCTTCTTTCTCATGGTTCTCCAGAGCTTTACTCCGGCAGCTATGGTACCAACCACAACTGCGATCATGAGAAGTATTTTGATTACGTCCCAAACTCCTTTGATTCTCTTTATTCTTAGGAGTATATCTTTGATCTTACTGGCTTCCTTCTTTTTCTCCTCAATTATGAGAGGGGTGGTGTCGGGATCCACAGCTGCAGCACTTCTTGCCAACTTGATGGCGGTGGTAACTCTCTTCCTGACTTCCTTGTCACGGTACTTGAACATGGGAACTTCCCTGATCTTGCCTTCTTGTATTTTGTCCGCCTCAGCGTCACTAATCCAAGTCATGGGCTCGACAGAGATATAATATCCATTGTTGTACCTAACAGCTCTAGCTTCCTTGATGGGCCCCTCATTATCCGTGTGGGCTCTTCCATGGTGGTAAGATATTATCTTGTCAGAGCCTATGAACTGCATAGTGATGGATTGATCTATGGTTGATATATAGTCTAGAATTTGCAAGACTGCCTCATCTATAGTAATTAGCCCTGTCAGATAATTCATCATAACTGGCTTTATGCACTTAGAATCAACCACGTTCTTAAGAGTGGCTAATTTAGCATGATCACCTATGGTAGCGGTGGTGAGATTTTCGAAGTCGCAAATTGCTATTCTCATGCATTCTGCAATAGGAGGTGGACCCGTAGAAATATCTATGACTAGGTCATAAACCTCGGGCTCAGTATCTTCTGCCCCACTGTGGTGTTCTTCTATCAACTTAGGGTATAGGTTCTTCTCTAGTACAGAGTTGATTAAGTCCATATAGGAGGAAACCGGCTCACGTGATGGAAATCTGGAGACGGCTCTCTCTTTTAGCTTGTCAAAGCCCATCTCATCAAAGGAGCCTCTACACATGTACTCTTCCTTGTTACGAGCCCCCTCTCGGAGGGCTGTGAAGGAGAGACGTCTGTAAATGCCCTCTGGTGTGTGGTTTCCTATGATCAACGCATAAGTGTCTTTTGAGAACAATCTAGCTGTTTTAGTGATCTTAAAATTTTCACTCAATAGGACTATGGAAAGCGGATTTATAGCATCATAAAATGAGCAATAGCCTTGTGGATTTCGAACTACAAGGTCTTCTATCCAGTATACACATGGATGTTCATAATCTATAAAATCTGAGTCTACTTTGACAAGCGGTATCCCAAATTTGAGGGATAAGGCTTTTGCGGTAGTCTCGTGAAGTCTAGACTTTCCAACACCCGGTTTACCGAACAATGTGAAGACGTGGGGTCTCAAAACGCTTTCATTCTGTCTCGTTGTCATATTGGCCTGAGCCTCTATCTCGGCAACAGAAATGGCTAAACGTTTCTGGTAATCCACTTCAAACTTCTTGTATTGTTCCACAATCCTGGCTATTATTTGGTCTTCTGTGATGAAGGTCTCCTTTCCGTTGGGTCCAACAAATGAGAACTTGAGATCTTTACTCTCATCATTCTGGTCAGAGTACCTGTCTTGGTCGTCTGTCCTGTTGGCATCAACTAGCTTTATAGGATTCATTCTACTCAAAAGTGCATCACTCGCAGAATCAGACATTCCATATGCATTGCCATAGTCTATGGCACCTGGGTTCTTGTTGGATATTGTAAATACAACGCCAAAACCTGGAATCTGACACTTGACAAAAGCAGAGTCCATATTGCAAGGGCCGGAACTTAACAGTGAAGTGTAGCACGACAAAGTAAAGTCTTCCTTACCCGAGAACAAAAACTCATCAGCTATGTAAAAGTTTTCAGAACCTATTTTGGGGGCGTATTTAGTGGCACCAGTGCTTATGACATAAGATGATGATATGCCCAGAGCTGCCGCGATTTTGGGGCGGAGGACATAGGTGACATAGTGGGTCTTTCCATGACCTGGAGGGCCATAAAAATTGATTCCAACTGGTTCCCTCCTGACAACTCTGGAGAGTATGTCAAGAGACTTGGCATCAGTGTAGGTTTTGTCACACATTACCAAAAGAGATGTTATCCTAGCGATGTATATCTGAAGGGTCTTGGAGGCTTTGGCATCTTTGTTTAGAGCGTCCAACCTCTTCAGAACTGCTTCGACGTCAGCTATTTTACTGGCCCTAGAATTTAGAAAGGGCAAGCTGGCATACTGGGACAAAGGAGTGGCATTTAAGCTAGTAAGAGTTTCCACCGCAGATTTGGCGGATTCCTCCCAAGGTTCCTCAGCATTCGAAAATACACCGGAGATCTTGGACCACATATCTTCAACACTGTTGGAAACTACCTCGGTGTTCCTGATAGTTTTGGCTCTCTTTTCCATGAAACCTTCAAATTCTGGCGAAAACAATCCTATAACACTAGAGATTGCTGTCATTATCAGCCCGCAGGCATTGTCTCTTTTCTCTCTCTGGATTTCAGTTGTTTCGGTGAAAAATCCAGTGAAAGCCTTTGTCATGCTCTTCTTAACTGCAACAAAATCTGTAACTTTAGCCAAAAGGCATTTCCTGCCATAGGCGGTTATGTATGTTGCGATACAAGAACAAACAAGGGATGTAAAAGAAGCGACTAAAACCGATATTAAAGATGCGGTGTCTATCCAGCTCTTCTTCTCAAGGGATATGACATTCCTTATACTGATAATGACGGCAACCGATGATGCTATTATGGATCCTATCTGCATGGTATTGAGCAGAGTTATTCCAGAAAACATAGTTTTCATAGCATTCTCAAATGGTGTGGTGACATCCATCTCTTGTATAATTGCAAGGCCCTGTTCAGGTGTACAGACGGGCTCTTCAGTCTGTTCTATACTGTCGAAAACTGATGGTTTGTCCGAATTGTACAGAACATATCTACAAACGTTTCCAGTTGTGGCATGTTGAGTAAAGTCGGATGGGAGAACTTCCCACCCATTCTTCTTGCTCCACTCCCAACTCTGAGAAGATAGTTTGACTAGATCTATGCTTTGCCAGTCTTTAGCCTTGGTATAAATCCTCTTGAAATTCATATCATGATAAGGCATCTCGCTGCGTAGATATAGCTTGAAAAGCGCGTCAAACACTTTCTTTATGTGGGGGTCTGTCTTCCAGTACTCATAGAGGCACCACTTTGGAAAGTATTCCAAATTTATGAAGTGCATGAGCCATGAGGCGGCCTTGGGATTGATGTTTTCTGCGCCGGCCCTGAAGTGGCACACTTCATTCTCTGTTGGACAATATAATATAACTGGAAAATTCTTCTGGGGTATTCCTCTTTCTTCCAGGATGAGCTTGATATTGTTGACTCTACTCAGGAAGTACTCTCTAGTTCTCATTGTGGGGTCTAATCCTCCTTCAGGTCTAGGGCTTGGTTTGCCCCTAGGGATGGAAACTTCGGGCTTCACATGAGTGTCTTCTGCAAAGAATTCTTCACCGTCTCTTTCAAACTCAGAATCTTCTTCATCTGTGGTCGGAACTTCAACCCTGGGATCGGTGAAAAATATGGTCCTTCTAAAGGGGGCTTCTGCAGCCTTCTTTCCACGCTCTATCTTTCCAGCTAGTTTAACTGGATCAGGCTTGGGTTTGTCAGTCTCTTTCTTGACGTGGTGCATTTGAGCGACTATCTTTCTGGCTTCTTCCCTGGTATAAACGGGTGGAATCTCGATCTCTGCTGAAACTGTGATCCTGGAAGGAGCCTTCTTTCTAGCCTCGCCCAAGCGCTTCATCTTTGAAGCGTAAAATTCCCTCACCTTAGGAGCTTGAGTTGTTCCATAAGCTTCCTCTACAGTTGGTGTTTTAGTGAAAGGGGATTCTGTGGGAGGCCCGGTCTTAACTATGACTTCCGGATTGGCCACGGGTGGAGTTTCTTCCAAAGGAGGAGGAGATTCCGCCTGGGGCTCAGGGACTTCTGCAGGGGCAGGTGAGGTCTCTCTGGAAACAAAGGGTTCGATCTCTGGGTTCAACCAGTTACCGACGCCCTGCTTCTCTCCAATGGAGTTGATGGGATTGCGCCCGCGGTGAACATTGTTGTTATGTCCGGGGGGAATCTCG